AACTGGGGAAAGCTTACAGGCAGCTCATATTTAGATGCTGACAGTATGTATGACAATAATGCGGCAGCGGCCGTCACTCCAGTAAGTGATATTCAAACGCCATTCGATGGAAATATCACAACAATCGATGAAGTTACAGGTGCTCCCGGCATAGATTTGAGTGTTAATTTTACGTCTGTAACGTCAATTTATGGCCTTGTTCTCAGAGCATATTATCAAGGCTTAGCGACTCATCATGTTGATGTAAGTTTTCATAATTATGATTCTGGATTAGAAGATGTAGTAATACGATTAGATAACGCAACGGATTACAACTATCGAACAATCCTGATCCCCTCTAATCCAAATTATATTTCAAGCGGTGATTCTCAGATTAATTTTATCCACCCAGATTCTGGAACGCCGACACACGACCTCTTTATAGATTACATTGCAATATTATATTAAGAGATGCTTATGCCTTTATATACATACGAATGCAAAAACGGCCACAGATTTGATCGAATCCTAAGATTGAAAGACTATAAAAAGCCTCAAACCTGCGAATGCGGTTTAGAGGCCAATCGCGTCATTGTCCCGACAATGATTAATTGCGATATGGCTCCATGGGATAGCTATCTCTCTCCTGCATCAGGGAAGTTAATTACTTCTTATAAACAGCGCAGAAAGGATATGGCAGAGCATGATTGTGTTGATTATGAGCCAAGCCTTAAAAAGCACATCACTGCTCATATGGAGTCTGAAGAGACGAAATTAGAGAAAGCCATGGATGAAACTGTAGAGGCGGAATTTGAGAAAATGCCCATTCGTAAACGAGAGAAACTGGCAGAGGAATTAACATCCGGTGCCGATTGTGAATATACGAGGATTTAACCATGAGTGAAGAACTCGCAGACAGCGGTTCAGAAAGTACAGAAAGCGGCATTGATATGGATGCTGCAATGGATTCCATCAGCTCTGATTTGTTTGGTGTAGAGCCAGAACAAGAAGAAGTAATAGAAGAAGCTCCTGAGACTGAGCAAATCGAAACAGAACAAGAAGAACAAGTTGAGCAAGTAGAAGCGCGCCATGCTCCACAGTCTTGGAAAAAGGAGATGCATGGATTCTGGAATGGGTTAGATCCAGCCGTTCAGGATTATGTAGAGCAGCGCGAAGAGCAGATGAGGGAGGGGCTTGAAAAAGATCGCGATGATGCTAATCGAGGCCGCGATATGAGAGATATCATGGCTCCTTATTCAGAGATATTAAAATCTCAAGGGATCGAAGAAAGCGCTTTAGTCAGAAATCTGATGAACGCGCATTACAGATTATCAACAGCTGACGATGCTGGTAGGGCTAGCCTTATCAGACAGTTAGCTCAAAGCTACAATGTGTCTTTAGACGGTGAACAGAAAGAAGTAGATCCTGTACTAAAGGCAATGCAAGACAAAGTTAACAACCTTGAAAGCCATTATGCACAGTCGCAACAGCAAGCCCAACAGGTAGCCCGTGACCGTGTTTCACAGGATGTAGATGCATTTGCATCTGACCCTGCCCATGAGTTCTTCGATGAAGTATCAGAGCAAATCGTACCATTGATTAATGCTGGATATGATTTGGAGGATGCGTACCAAAATGCTATTTGGTTAAATCCTGTAACACGTCAAAAAGAAATTGACCGGACTGCGAAAGAAGCAGAAACGAAAGCTCTTGATGAGGCGAAAAAGGAATCCCAAAAAGCACAAAAAGCGAAAGCAGCAAACGTCAGAGGTCGAGACACCAGCAAAGCTTCTACAGAGCCAACTGGAACGATGGAAGACACCATGCGGGAAGTTTACCGCGACATTCAATCACGTTCACACTAAAAGGAGCCTGTCATGGCATCACCTAACAGCACTTTTACGGAACTGGTGTCTACCACATTCCGTAAGCATCGCAAGGAGATTAAAGATAATATCTCCAATCGCAATGCACTCTATAAGTACATCATGAAGAAAGGTAATTACCGGAGCGAGGATGGCGGTCTTACCATCGCAACTCCGCTAGATTATGCAGAGAACGCAACTTACCAGCGTTACAGCGACTGGGATACTCTGAACATTCAAGCCTCTGACGTTATCAGTGCGGCTGAATATCAGTGGCGTCAGATTGCTATCAACGTTGTAGCAAGCGGTCGTGAACTGCGCATTAACTCTGGCGAAAGCCGTATCATCAATCTTGCAAAGGCTCGCATCAAGAATGCAAAGCGTACTTTTGCGAACAACTTTTCCGAGGATCTGTATTCGGATGGTACCGCAACCAATCAGATTAACGGCCTACAGGCTATCATCTCTGATCTTGGTACTGGTACGGTCGGTGGTATTGATTCCAGTGTATATGCTTTCTGGCTCAGTCAAATCTTTGACGCTTCAGATGAGTCTGTAACGCCAAGTGCGACGACTATTGAAAATTCCATGATGCTGCCCCTGTGGCTCAATCTGGATCGTGGCCCTGATGACCAGCCTGACCTGATCGTAATGGATAATACTTATTACCAGTATTTCGAAACATCTCAGGTTTCCATTAAGCGTTACACAAGCTCTTCCAGTGCTAATGGTGGGTTTTCCACTCTGAAGTACAAAGGGGCAGATGTCCTGTTTGATGGAAATTCAGGTATCCCTGACACACATGGTTACTTCATCAATACCGAGTATCTCGGTCTATGTGTCCATCGTGATGCAGATATGGAGATTGTGGAAGAGCAGCGTCCTATCAATCAGGATGGCGTTGTAATTCCGATTCTCTGGATGGGCAACCTGACTTGCTCTAACCGTAATCAGCAGGGCCTGATCCTCGCTTAAGGAGAGAAAAAATGACTTATGCAGTAACAGATACTGTGGCAGGTTCTCAGGGTATCGCTGATAACTCGACCACTCAGAAACACCCACTGGGTACCATTGTGCGGGCTAAAGACCCGACCTATGGAGAAGGTGAGTTCATCTATCTCAAAGGCGTGGCCTCTACGACTGTTGGGCTGTGGGTGACCTATAATGTAGGTTTCCAGTCTGCCCTTGCTACAAGTGCAGTAGGTACTCCTAATCCACATGCAGTAGCTATGTCAGCTTGTGTTGCAGATGAATATGGCTGGTATCAGATCAGTGGATGGGCTATTGCAAGTAAGGCTAACACCTTGTCGCTTGCTGCCAGTGCAGCCATCGCTTCCGCATCCGGTGAAACCATTGCAGCGGCTACAAGTAACATCGTTAATAGTGCCTTGGTAGCGGTTGTGGCATCTGCTAAAAGTGATGTCCTGACAGTGGCTGTCATTATTGATCGACCAGCGGGTCCAGCGTCGGACTGAGTGGCGGGCTTCCTTAAGGATTTGGGAGGCCCAGGTTTTTAATAATATTAAAAACAAGGCTATATTGCGGCTGGTCAGGAATGATCAGCCGCTCTATTAAGGTACTATATGACAGCACCTACTAATGAAGTTATGCAGATGGATTATCAAAATCCTCATGCAAGTATGCCTCTTTACGTTCCTGTCTTGGTGATTTGCAATACACCGGATGAGACACTTGAAAGGAATATAAGGGTTAATTCAGCTAAAAAGTTAATATGGCTCAAGTCAGAGCCAGAACATGATGGCGAAGCTGTAATAGTTGGTGGCGGACCATCACTCAAAGATTCGATAGAAGACATACGCGAATATCAAATGCACGGTGGAACCGTATTCGCTATGAATGCAGCAAGCCAATATCTCAGAGAGCATGGAATAGTGGTTGAGTATCAATGCATTATAGATGCAAAAGAGGAAACGGCAGGACTTGTCGATGAGCTAGCGATAGATCATCTTTTTGGCTCTCAAGTTGATCCGAAAACAATGGATTCTGTTGCTTCACCAATAGTCTGGCATTTGGATATCGGTGATATAGAGCAGTATTTCCCTGAAGATCGAATAAAGAAAGGGGGCTATGTTCTATTGGGCGGTGGTGCTGCGGTTGGGAATTCATCTATGTGCGCAGCATATGCGTTAGGCTTTAGAAAGTTGCATATCTTTGGGCTTGATTCATGCCACAAGGATGGCGAATCACATGCTTATTCTCAAGACATGAATATGTTTATCCCAACCATTGATGTTGAATGGGCTGGCAAGAAATATACTTCATCTGTTGCCATGAAGGCTCAAGCCGAGAAGTTTCAACTTACAGCAAGCAGCTTAAAAGATATGGGATGTGAAATCACAGTGTATGGAGATGGTCTCTTGCAGACCATGTACAACACCGATTACGAGCATCTCACAGAGCAAGAAAAATATCAGTATATGTGGCAGTTTGACTGTTATCGGGACTGCGCTCCTGGCGAACATATGGTTGATTTCTTCATCCAAACATTCGAACCGAATGGCCTTATTATTGACTACGGCTGCGGAACAGGAAGATCAAGCGTTAAATTAGCAGAGAAAGGCTTAAATGTCTTGTTGGTGGATTTTGCCGATAATTGTAGGGATGAAGAGGCGCTTTCTCTGCCATTCCTTAAGTGGGATCTGAAGAATAAACCCCCAATAGCGTCAGAGTATGGATACTGTACTGATGTAATGGAACATCTTCCGACAGATCTAGTAGAAGGGGTTATCAGAAATATCATGGAATCCTCGGATAAAGTGTTTTTTCAGATAAGCACTGTGCATGATCATTTTGGAGACGCGCTACATACAGATCTGCATTTAACGGTAAAGCCGTATGAATGGTGGCGAAGCCAATTTATCTCAAACGGATATGAGATTGAATGGGCAGATGATCAAGAAACAGCCGCATTATTTTATGTAACTAATCCAGACAGGAGAGAGACATGTCAGTAGGTGAAATTTTAGAGCGCGACGAAAACCGTCCGGCATATGTTCGATTTGAGCGACGCGCAGTAACTGATAGTGAGAGGACATTATCAGAGGGGCATCATGTAGCAAAGGATGAAGATTACGCGCTAATCACTCCGCCATATTCAAAGGATGTTGTAGTGAAAAAGGTAGCGGCATGGTTCGTCTCGGTTGAGAAGAATGTGCGTGCGGGCCGCATTCCACAGAAACATCTAGACTTGTGGAAAGAGTCTTATAGTCGATGGCAGAACGGACAGGAACCGCCAGTAGATGGGACCCCCATAAAGGACTGGAGTTCTATTTCTCCAGCACAATGCAAAAATCTTCTGAATGCAGGGTGCAGGTCTGTTGAAGACCTTGCGCAAGCTAATGATGAAGCAATGCGGCGTCTTGGGATGGGAGCCAATGAACTGAAGAACAAGGCTAAGGCTTGGTTACAGGCGGCTAAGGATCATGGCCCGCTTACAATGCAGATAGCGTCTCTTGAGAAGCAAAACGAGCAATTGAAAGGGACCATTGACTCTCTGCAGGATCAGATTAAACGTTTTGAGATTCGGATGGATGCTCAGAGCGAAGAGGCGGGTAGTCAACCCTCCACAGAGAATACAATTAATGAACGCGAAATCCTTGATAATGCTGTTAAAAGAGACGCTTTCTTTGATACCCCTACCAAGTCTCCAGTAGAACGCTATCATGAAACAGAGGAATTACCAGTTTATGACGAAAAGGACAGAGCGAGGGACCTTGCTGGCATGTATTTTCAGAAATTCGGTAAGAAACCACATCACTTAATGAAAGAAGCAACAATCCTCAAGAAGCTACAGGAATAAGCTATGAGCCTGCTAACTACTGTTCAAAGATTTTGTCGTAGAACCAATATCACAGTTCCAACCGTTGTTATTACTTCGACAGATCCACAAATTACCCAGATTTATTCATTGCTTGAAGAAGAGGGTAATGATTTATCGGGGCGCGGTAGTTGGCAGGGATTAACCTTGGAGGCCACGCATACAACAATAGCTGAAGAGTCTCAAGGATTCATTGCAGATATAGCCGATGACGGATTCAGGTATATCAAGAACGATACCATATGGGACAGAACTGAAAATCTCCCAGTATTGGTTATTGATGGTCCTGATTGGCAAGCTGAAAAAGGCTTCGCTAATACGGCCCCTCGCTATATGGCAAGGATCAGGACTGGCGAGTTACTTGTCACACCAACTGCTGTGGCAGGGAATACATGGGCTTTTGAATATGTCACATGGAACTGGATAAATTGTGGTAGGCAGCAATATTTCACCAAAGATACTGACACCATAGATTTGCCTGAACCTATCATCCAGATGGGATTGAGGTGGCGATGGAAGAAAGAAAAAGGGTTCGAGTATGCTGAAGATTTCAGGACATATGAGAAGCTGGTAGAAAATGCGCTATCAAGGCAAGGGCTGCAGAAAGTCTTGCATCAGGATAATAGGGAACATCAATCCTCGCCTAAAATAATAATCAACCAAGGATTCTGGCCACTGCCGTGAGACAAGCAATACGAACAAAAGCCCCTCGCGGTCAAATTGTTGATGTTTATAGTACTCCGGCCCCTGTTGGTGGTTGGAATGCTAGGGATGCTCTGGCAAATATGCCAGAAACTGATGCAAGAAAGCTTCTCAATTGGTTTCCGACAACATCAGATGTAAGGCTGCGAGGTGGTAGAGAAGAGTATGCATCTGATATTAACGGGCTTGTAAAAACATTAGCGGTTTATAATAAGATGGACGGGAATAGTGAAATGTTCGCTGTTTCTGATAACGATGTTTACGATGTATCGTCTTCAGGTGTTGCAGCAGCTCAATCAGCAACTGTAACCGATGGCGAGTTTCAATATACCAACTTTGGCGATGGTACGACCAACTGGCTTATCATGGTCAATGGTGTCGACAAACCTCTATATTACAATGGTTCTGTATGGTTATCTGTTGATGCAATAACAAGTCCTGCACTAATAGGATTGACTTCAACAGATATAATCAATGTGAGTCAATATAAAGGAAGGCTTGTCTTTGTTGAAAAGGACTCATTGTCATTCTGGTATCCATCGGCTAATGCAGCTGGTGGTAATTTACTAGAATTCGATCTTTCCTCATTATGCAGGAAAGGCGGTTATTTGATGTGGACAGCAACATGGTCTTTTGACTCTGGTGATGGGCCAGATGATGCCTTGGTGTGTATGACATCTGAGGGAGAGGTGATTGTCTATCGTGGTACTGATCCTTCTACAGCTTCAGAATGGACCCTGACCGGCGTTTATTTTGTTGGTAAGCCATTAGGGCGCAGAAGCCATGTTAAATTTGGCGGTGACTTGATTGCCATTATTCAAAATGGCGCGTTCCCGCTATCGACTGCACTGCAGTCTGCTCAGATCGATACGACCTTTGCACTAACAAATAAGATTGAAGACGCTTTCAATGAAGTTGCCGACTCGTATGGTGATAATTTCGGCTGGGAAGCAACATTATATCCAGCTGAAGAAGCCTTAATATTCAATATCCCGATAGTAGAAGGTGGAGAGCATAAGCAATATGTAATGAACACTATCACTAAATCCTGGTGTGAATTTGATTCTTGGGATGGTGAATGCTTTGTTGAATACAAGAAGGAACTGTATTTCGGTTTTGAAGCCGGGGTAAGAAAAGCCTGGACAGGAACGAGTGATAGCGGGAATCAGATAGTCGCTTTAGGGAAACCAGCATTTAATTATTTTGGAAATACCTCACAACAGAAGAGATTTAATTTTTTCCGCCCGCTTCTTCGCGTGAATGGCAGCATTACGTATTTCGCTGGCCTGGATGTAGATTTCACGGATGAGGAGATAACAGGTACAAGCACGTATACAGCGCCAGAGGCTTCATTGTGGGATACAGCTGTATGGGATGCCTCATTATGGTCAGGCGCCCTATTAGTAGTCAGGCAATGGTCATCGCCAAACAATAATGTTGGATATAGCGCATCAGGCGGTATTAGAGTTGAAACAGACAGCTATACCATTAAATGGATTTCATGTGATTATGTGTATGAGCGAGGCGGAATTCTATGAGAATAGTTCCTGCTACTGAGGAGCATATTCAATGGATTGTCAAGAAGATTAACCACTTACGAATAAGTGATTCCAAAGGTATATCAGCAATATCTGATAAAGGTGAGTTATATTGCGTTTGTTTGATGGATCTATGGACACCTGGAAGTGTTCAGGTCCATATCGCCATAGATAACCCGCTTGGATTGAAGAACTACACATTTCTCTATGAAGTATTCGATTATATTTTCAATGTCGGCGACAGACAAACAGCAATAGGTTTTGTCAGTAGCGAGAATGTAAAAGCACTAAAGTTCGATAAGAAAATAGGCTTTAGAGAAATAGCCAGGATAAAGGATGGGACTAGGAAAAATGTGGATACGGTTATTTTGGAGTTGCACAGAGATGATTGCAAATGGATCAAATGTAAAGAAGAGGCCGCATAATGAGCAAACCTAACTCTCCACCACCACCGGACTATAGAGGCGCTGCAGAAGCAACTGCAAAGGGCGATCTTGAAATGGCTAGGCTGCAGACACTAGCAAATCGACCAGATGAGTTTACGCCTTATGGCTCAAGAACTTGGCAGCAAGGAACTGACCCAGTATTTGATGAAGCAGGCTATCAATCTGCCCTTGATGCTTATGAGCGTGGGCGCACCACACCAACTGAATCGGCATATAGGGGTGAGAGATCTTTTGGCAATCTAGATCCAGGGATGATTACCACTAGATCAGGAGCTCCTGCAGCTGCGCCAACAAGGGAAGCATTCACAACAGTAAATGATCCGGATAAATGGACAGGAACAACCGCGCTTAATCCTGAAGCTCAAAAAGCCTTTGAAGCCACTCAAAGGATGCAGACAGGTCTTGCAGAACTTGGTGAGCAAGGCGTAAGTCAGATGGGAGATATCTTCTCTACGCCCTTTTCAGTCAGCGGTGAAGTCCCTCAATATCAAGGCCCGGCAGGTGCAATGCCTACATATGGCGAACATCGGCAGAGTGTTACCGATGCCATGATGGCGCGAATTAATGACCAACGGGCACGGGATGAAGAACGGAAACGATCCACGCTTGTATCCCAAGGGATTCCGGTTAGAAGTGAGGCATATGACAGAGAAATGGACAGATTGGACCGCCAGCAAAATGATGCAAGGCAACAGGCTGAGATTGCTGCTGAGCAGATGGCAGGTCTTGGTTATTCGTCTGCTTTACAAGGTCGAGGAATGCAGGGCCGTGAGGCAATGGCAGACTATACAACTGGATTGGATACTAGGCGGCAAGGTATCCAAGAAGCACTATTAGCCAGGCAGACGCCAATTAATGAAATGAGCGCTTTTAGAACAGGCTCTCAAGTGGGTATGCCTCAGTTCCAAGCATATGGTCAACAGCAATTCACTGGCGGGCCAGATTATGCGGGCGCTGCACAACGTCAAGGTGCATACGATATGGCAGGATATAACGCAGATGTTGCTCAACAGAATGCCATGTATGGTGGATTAGCGGGGCTTGGCGCTGCTGGGATTACTGCTTTTTCTGACAAACGCCTCAAGAAGAATATTGAAAGGATTGGGACAAGTATTATGGGCTTCCCTGTTTATGCATTTGACTATATCTGGGGTGGTGATAGGCAGATAGGTGTTATGGCTCAAGACGTAGTTAAGGTGATGCCAGATGCAATTTCGACTGTAGACGGTTATATGGCTGTGGATTATGGGATGATTAAATAATGCCTAGATACAAAGGAACACCATTAGAGTCAGACTGGAATCGGTTACAGAAGCGAAGAGCAGTTATGGATGCAATAACACAGCAATCCATGGCTCCATACGGAGGTACTGAGCGCGTTTCAGGCCGTGCTGTGCCGTATAGCTGGGGGACTGGTGTTGGGCAGCTAGGGAAGGCTCTTATTGGTAAATATGGTGAAAAGAAAGTAGCGGAAGAGGAAAAGGCATTAGGGCAGCAATATTCTGAACAGCGCCAGAAAGCTATGGATCGTGTGATTGGTGCACTTCAAGGAACGCCTGAAAAGCCCTATGAATTATCTCCAGAAGAGCAATTTGAGGGCGAGCAAATCCCAGGTCTGAAAACAGCTGCAGTTGCGCCAGATCCACAACGCGCAGCCTTGACGCTGGGTACAGATCCATACTTACAAGAAACTGACTTAGCCAAAAGAATGCTTATGAATCAGGCAGCTGGTGCATCTGGAGGTTATCCTTCTTATGAACCAATAAGTACACCACAAGGAATAAGAGTCTTTGACAGGCGAGGAGGAGGGTTTTTAACTCAGGAAGAAGTTGTTCGCAGATCAAAAGATGATGTACAGCTGCAGGCCGCGTTAGCAGGCGCTAAATCAGGCGCTAAAACACAAGCTCAGATGGACGTAGAACTAGGCATGAAGCCTCAGATTGCAGCTGCAACAGATTTAGCCGAACGAGAAGCAGAAAA